GTTAATGTGTCAGCGCCTGAGCTAAATGTTCCGTTAGTTGGTTCTAATGTAAGTGTAACTAAGTCTGAACTAATACTTTTAAAAGTACCTGTTGCTGATGTGCTTGATTGTGTAACAGTTTCACCTACTGCAAATTGTCCTGCAATAGTAGCATCCAATGCCGCATTAAGTGTTATTACTGTATCTGCATGTCCTAGTTCAATATTGTAGTCATCAACTGTTAAGTTTTGTGTTTCAATAGTTGTACTTGAACCTTCAATAGTTAAGTTACCTCTAATAAGAGCATCACCATTAATATCTAATGTAGCAGTCGGTAACTGACCTAAGTCCATATTAATACCAGCTCTTCTATTATTAGAAGTTAAAACAAATCCATCATATTCAGTAGACCCTAATAAGTTAATTCTAAACCTATCATCTTTACCAGTAAGTTCAATACTTGTAAGTTCGTCTGTTGCTTGAAACTTTGCTTCGCCTGATTGTCCAACAGTTAAACCGCCGGAGTTTTGAATAAAGATTGTTCCAGTTGTAATACTGTTAGCATCTGATGCTAGGAACTGTCCTGCTGTTTTTCTAATTCTTAATTGTGTGTCAGGATCAATTTGGTCTGTAATTAGTGAGTTAGATGAATCAGCAACACCATAGAATCTAAAGTTATCAGCATCAATAATATTGAAGCCACGTTTAATATCTTGTGTGTAATTTAGTCTTGATTGTTCTGCAAGTGTTGGACTATACTCATCGTTACTAATAAGAGCAACTGTAGTTTCACCGATAAACAATTTAATTAGTGTATGGTCAACTGATGATTTATCTCTAACTGTATCAACTTCAAATCCACTCTTGCCTTGGGCATCTGTATATATTGGTCCAACTAGTACAGGATCTCCTGTACCATCAAAGAACTTCATTTGGTTAGTAGCATTGTTGATCCAAATATCACCTGCAACCATTTGTGGTTGTGTGTTACTAACTATAGGACCATTTGATTTAAAACCTGTCCCGTCATATACTTTTAGTCTGCCTTGTGATTTATCGTACCATAACTGTCCTGTAATAGGAGTTGCTGGTGCCGCTGTACTTGCAAAATTTTCTAATATTTTAATAAGGTTTTCGTTGAACGCTTCACCAAACCCTACGTAGTTACGTCCTATTAATGTTATGTCCGAACTAGTAGTGTCTATTTGGCCGTCAACTAGTTCTGTTAATAGCGTTCCGTCTGTCTTGTTTAGTTTATAAGCCATCTATTATTCCCCTGCGTAAATTAAGTAGTTGAGTGTTAAGAATGGATTCATAACATCTATCGGTTGCCCTAGTGTCTGTTGTGTATCAATACCGCCTGACCCTGCGTATAATGCGCCTGTTCCTGTACCAACTAAGTCTGTCTTTTCTACTGTACCTGATGCACCTAAGTTAGCAACAGATGATGTATCACTAAATGCATAAAACTGTGATCCTTCGCCACCGTCTCTATCATTTATCATATCGTGTTCGTGTTCTGGTAAGTTACTAACTGCTAGTGTTACTTTTTCTGTACCACTGGAAGCACCTAAAGTATCTGCCGCCGCATTGTCTGTAACGTTTGCACTACCTTTACCCATGTTATCTTTACCCATTGGTAGTCTACCACGTAAGTCTGGTACTGCAAAGTATGCGTCTGAGTCACCTGTTTCTGTTTCAATTTGTGATTTTGATTTAAATGACCATTGTACTACTGCATGTAACGATGTTTTATCAGCAATCAAATAGTTAGTACCATCACAAACTAACCAACCATCTGGAATAGGAATGTCTACATTATCAATAATACCTGCATAAGGAATAATTGACCCTACTGGTACAATAGCCTTAACTCCTGCTAGTATTCTATCTCTAGGCATTTTAAATACGCCTGACGGTTTGTTAACTAAAAACTCATCATTGCTTTCTGATGCAACTGGAGTAGCGTTTGCACCATCGCCTATTACACTAGGTCTGTTTGCAATAAAGTTATTACTAACTGCTGTAGTAAATGTTACACTACCTTGTTGTCCATCAAAGGAAATATTGTTTGCAACAACATCGCCTGTTAATTGGAATACTGTTGGCGATGACAATCTATCTGCTTGACCAGCTCTACCTGATACAGAACCTTGTACTTCACCTTTTAAACTACCTACAAATTCTGTAGCATACATACTAGCAAACACTTTGTTTGGTGTACCTATAGTTCTTAAATTATTTTCATCTGGTAACAACGCAACATTGTAAGTATTTCTTAAATCATCGATACCTATCTCAGATAAGTCTGTACTTGTAAGTGGAATACTATCTGGAGATCTACCTATTATCAACGGACCTGCTACTTTTGCTTGTCCACCAACATTAACATTTTTAGCAATACCCATTCCGCCAGTTGAAGTAATACTTCCTGTGCTTATTGTTGCACTTTCAAGTAAACTTGTTGAACGTATTTGGTTATCTGATTGTATAACACCGCTTACATCTAATGCAACTTCAGGTCCTGACTTGTTAATACCAACTTTTCTAGTACTATCAACTGTAAGTATTGACTCTAATGGAGCATTTGCTTGATTAGAACTTGTATTCATTCTAATTTGTAAGTTTGCACCTGGACCAGCATGTGAAATAATACCTGCTTGTCCGTCCATTTGCATTTTTACTAAACTACCTTCACCAACACTAATACCTTCTGAGTTTTTAACGTTAATTGCAAAGTTAGTAATGTTAATAGCGTCTTTACGCATAACATTAGCCGCTGTAATTAATACATCTTGTGCTGTTGTTGCACCTGGTACTACTAAACCTAATGCTTTTTCTGAAATACCATTAAACTGTGGTACTCCATCGCCGCCTACATTGGCTGCCGATAAGTTTACACCTGGTTTTAGTCCACTTTCAAAACCTACTATAGTAGCTTTTGGATTAAATGCTTCACTTGCTATAATAGCAACTGGACTACCTTTAACTTCTATGAACACAACATCGTATTCGTTATTGTCAATCGCTACAACTTTGTCTGGTCTAGAGCCAGTTGCTAGTCCTTCTGCAAACTCTGGTCCTACTAATAGCCAACCTGAACCTGCAAATAGGTATAACTGTTGGTTATCGGTGTCAACCCAAAGGTCGCCAATGACTGATGTTTCTGCATCTGGAGCAATATTTGCTTTTTTAAGGCCGCCGGCCGCTACCCAAGCACTACCGTCCCATAATTTTAACTGATCAACACCTGGACTATTGTCATACCATAGTTGACCTTCTACTGGACTACCAGGATTTGAACTGTTAGCAAAGTTTTCTAGTAAGTGTAAAAAGTTTTCTGCAATACTAGAACCATACGCTGTAGTATTACGCCCTGGTAATTTAAGAGAAGTCTCTTGGTTAATAGTGTTGTCTTCAACAGTAATACTGCCTTTATTAACAAAATCGGAATATTTAATTGCGTATGCCATTTATTATACCTCTGTAAAGCCAGTTAAACTCTGTACCCTTACAGTGTAGTCAATTTGAATAAGTCTATTCAATGATTTCTGTACTGGATGGAAGATAACGTGTGTTAAAAGTCTACCGTCTGTACCGCCTGCCCCAGCACTTATTAGTCCTAGTTCATCGAATACATATAAGTTTTCTGTATTTGTTGTAGTATCAAATGCATCTTGTCCACTTGGTTCACCATAGTCTAGCAAACAACTAACAAGTATGTCTGTATAGTTTGTACCACTAACGTGTCTTGTTTCTATTTTGTTTCTTACAGGATCTGTATTATTACCTGCTTGGTCGTCTACTACTTTAGCAAACGTTTGGTTGTACAAACTTGCATTTGTACCTGTACTGTTTGGTGTTAAGTAAGTAATAATTCCTGTTGGATCAACTGCTGTGCCACCGTTACCAAATGCCATTTTATATATAGGCCCTTGTCCTGCGTTGGCTAGTGATTCCGCTAGTGCCAAACTCATGTTCTCATAATGAATAGCATTACGCTTATCAATAAGAATCTCGCCACTCTCAGGATCACTAATTTTGATATGTCCTTGGAGTAGTACTCCGTTTAAATCTTTAAATGTATCTGTCATTTTATCTTCCTGCTAGTGTATTTATTTAGGTAAGTCAGTTGTTGCCTCGCGGATGAATTCAGCAATTGAATTATTTGCGTATCTTAACTGCTCCCCTGGTGTTTGCCACGTTTTTCCTATTTTTCTTACTATAACAACCCTAGTACCTGTTACTGGGGCGTCTGCAAGTGTTACTGTTGCTGATGAATCTGTAATATTTAACGTAAACTCTGGTGCTAAAGTAATGTCGCCTTCTGGGCTATCTTTAGCAATAAGCTCTGTTGTTACAATTCCATTAGCATCAACTACTTGATTTTGGTACATACTAATTGAATTCTTACGTAGTCTACGTCCTGCTACAAACACTTCAAACTCGTTTACCCCTTTAGTAGGGATCCAATCTAGCAATATTTGTGTACTTTCATCATCTAGTGCTATTGAACTTACCATTTCGTCTGTATAAGGAATAGTTTCAGAATTACTTTGATCCATAATTTCTGTTCCTGCAGGGTAAGTATCAGCAGGTCCTGTTCCTAATGTACCTCTACGTAGTTGTCTTAATTCTTTTCCAACTACTTCAAAGTATTCAATTCTTTCTCCGTTAACAAATATTACGCCTGGAACATTTAGTTCTTTACTTGGTTGTGTAATACCTTGTGCGTCTGTAAGTTGAATTGCTTGATCTGATATACTTAACGGCTCTGCTAAGAAGTAAACATTTGCTTGGTTCAGTCTCTTATAGTGCGTTCTGTTAAGCATGTCTTTAAACATTCTATATCCAAACTTTTCACTTGCTTTGTCAGCCGCAAAATGAATTACTTGTATTTTATCATTTGGTTTAACGGGTCTATCTATTTGTACGTAATTATCCATTTTAACTAACTTGTAGTCAACGTTTGGTGTTAACAATGTTCCGTTTAAACTTATCCAAAGGTACGCAGTATCTACTGCTGGCGCACGTAGTTTAACTAAGCCTTTTGTTAGTCTATTAAATTCATAATAGTCATCTGTACCAACTGTAAGTACACTACGTGAAACGTTAGTTTTTGTTTCCATTTGTATATCTTGTAGTTCGTGTCTATTAAATTTATATACATCAATTTGTTTACCATCTGCAGGTATGCTATCTAATACTAGTCTGTCGCCTGCTTCAACAAGTGTTATACTTACAATCGATGATGCTGTTGCATTACTTGTTAAGCCTACAATTGGAATACTACCGTCAAGGTCAACTGCTTGGGATAGTCCTGGAACAGTGCCTACTACAACTAAGTTACCTGTACCAGTAGTAAATGATTTTACTGTTGCTGTATAAACTGTACTGTCTCCAGTTCCTATTTCTACAGTTTCGCCTGGTTCAAATGTACCTGTTACTGTTGGTAGTCCAATTAATGTATTTTTACTAAATTCATATTCTGCTGAATCTGTAATAACAATTTCTAAGTCATCGCCAGTTTCACCTACGTTATCAAACAAAGTAACTGATGAGTTATTAAAGTTCCAACGATAGTCTTTTAGTAATACTTTTTTAACACCGTTAATGTATACATCAACTGCATCTGGACTTAGACTGCTTGTTGGATACTGTGATCTATCTAATACATATTCACGTGCTGTAGTGATGTACCATTGTTGTGTGTATCCTGGAAATAATATTTTATCATCAACTTTAACAATAATGTTATGACTTAGTGGAAGCCTTGAAGCAGGCTCAGGTGACAATTCAAACTGTACTGTACTACCATCTCCAATAAATCTATCAATAATTACTTCGCTATATCTTTGTATTGTTTCTTCATTAGTATCAAACAATGAGTAATAAACAAACGCATTATCGTTTGGCGGAATAACAAAGTCTAGTCCAACTAGTCCTGCTTTATCACCATAGGAACTATCTGTTTTAAATAATGATACTTGAGCATTTGCTCCGTCTACATTGATGTAACTTTGTATACCGTCTGACCATATCACACTTGTTACAAATGTTCTTGTTGTGCCGTCACCAATAAAGTGATCTGTGTCTAAAATTCTTTCTCCACTGCCTGCCATTGACAATACATTTACTTTGTCTCCTGCTACTAGTGCATCTCTTAGAACTAATTTCTTATCTGTAAAGTTTATACTGTACTCTGGTGTTCCAACTACTGAACTATCAGATCCTGGAACGTCTTCGGATTGTAATATTTTTCCGTTAACTTTAACAATAGCACTGAATATGTTGTGTGGTAAAACATCTAAATCAAAGTTTACTTGTCCATCAGTTGCAGTATAGTTTCTTGTGCTAATTAAACTTCCGCCGTCTGCTGATCTATCGTAAACTTTTAAGTCTAATGTATCATGTAACTGTCCTGGAACTAATTCTTCTGGACCTTTTGATGTTGTTGGTGTAACAAATCCGTCACCGTCAAGGTTAATATCACCTGCATCAAGTCCTGTTGCAGTACCATACTGTAAGTTACCACCTTCAATTAAACTATCAAAGCCAATGCCTTCTGGTAGGAAACTACCATCGCTTGTAGATTTTCTAAAAGTAATTGTTGGATTAGAAGTAGCAAAGAACTCTTCCCATTCCTCAACATTTTGTATATCAATATAATAGTTTCCGTTCTCAACTACATACTCAGTACTGTCTGAAGTAATTGATAACATAATTGCATTTGGATTACCTAATGAAAGAACTGTTGAACCATCACCTGCAATATAAGTTTTAGTACTACCGTCATAGTTAATATCATCAACTCTTGTAGCATTAACATATACATTGTATATTGCATCTTCTTGTAAAGGTTTAGATAGTTGGAATCTAAATGTAGGACCAGTTGTTACAAAACTTTCATCATCAAAGTTTTCATCATATGAATCCCATGAAGTAGTGTACCATTCTTTACTGTCCCAACCTAAGTCTTGACCAAATTCAAAACTCTTAACTTCAACGCCACCGTAGTCAACACCGTCCATTAGTTGTCCTAGGTCTTTACCTAACTGCCCATCAGTTGCATTGTAGAATAAGTTAATTCTATCTGCCGCTGTAAGCATACTAATATCTTTGTTGTACTCAACTCTAATTATTGTTCCAACTAGTTGTGCATTAGTTAATGTAATATAACCTTGGTTACGAATGTGTGTTTTGTTTGTACTAAACAATTCTTTGTTATTGAAACTATACTGACTGCTTAGTGCTTCAGTATCGTTAAAGAACACTCTAACATTAGTTCTTGTTAAGTCCATTGGAAACTTCAGTGTTAGTGTAAGTTCAGTACCAGTACTTGTAAATAATTCTGTTTCTGGTAAGTTTAATATTTCTAAGTTTGGAGATAGTCTGTCAAACTTTTGTGTAATATTTAAACTTCTTACTTTTTTGTTTCCTAATACAATACTTACTTTAGGTGGTGTTCCGCCTTCGTCTTGTACACCGTCGATTGTAATAGTTGGAATACTTGTAAAGCCTGAGCCACTGTTAGTAATAACAATATTTTTAACACTACCACTACCTATATATGCACTTGCAGTTGCACCTGAGCCGCCGCCTCCAGTAATAGTTACTTGTGGAATATTAGTATAGCCCGAGCCACCATTTTCAATTTTAATTTCTTCAACACTGTATGTAAAATTATCAACCCAATGCTTTTGTGGATACTGATCAATATTAAAGTTTATACCTGATAACACTCCGTCATTAATTTTAACTTGTGGACTAACTATTTCGCCACGCTCTGTATCATAGAACGGCGATAGTTCAAAGTCTGTTACAACACTTTGAGTATTATCTGTCTTATCATATGCTGATAAGTATTCTCTAACTTTTGTTCTGTAAGGTTTAACTTCTTCAATGTACTTTTCAAAACTTGGTAAGTTATCATTTTGATATGTAGTTTTTTCTTTTAGCTCGCCTACATTGTGTTTTGCTTTTATGAAACTTGTTTTAAATGCCCAGTCAACATAATTTTGTTCTGTAAACACATAACGCAGTCCTGCAAAGAACAATTGGTTATATTCATTTGCAAGTTCGTCAACAAATAAATCATCTCTAATAGTTTCTAATATTTTACGTAACTCTAATGATCCACCGTCTTGTGTATAAAGTTTTGATAGGAATTCTAGTGTACCGTCTTCACGTCCAACAGTTTTGTATCCTGAACTATAGTCTGGTGTATCTACGTTTACAATTTTTTCTAGTAATATCCAGCCGCCTGTGCCTACACTAGATACCTTAACAATGTCACCAATAGTATCTTGTATAATATTTAATTCGTATAGATTATCAATTAAGTAGTCTACTGAAGTTAATTCACTGTAACCTTCTGCATACCAATCTTTGTAATTCCAATATTCTGCTACATCATACGACTGTTGATTTGATATTGTCCAATTTCTATTTGTACTATCCCAAACATAAATTGACCACTTGCCACCTAGTGTACTATCTGACCTTACAAGGGTGCTAAGAGGTCTTACAGTAAGCGTTAAGTCGTCTGTGTAGTTAGTGCCGCCATTAACAACAGTAACGCTTGTAATAGCGCCTATGTTGTTTAAAACAGGTGTTAGTTCTAGGTCTGTTCCAGTTCCGTTAATAGTAATTTTTGGAAGATTTTTATAACCTCTACCTCTAGTTATTACCTTTATTTTGGTTACTGTGCCGTCTACACAAACAGGTTCTAATACTGCTTGCTCTGCTCTAACAGTACCAACAAATCTTAATTCTGCTTCTGTATCAATAATACTATCAAACATGCCTGACAGTATTGTTGGGCGAGGATCTTTATTAGATAATTTTGTAAGATCTAAGTTATCAACCGCAAGCTCTTTTATAAGAACTCTGTTTACTCTTTCAATAAATTGTTTTAGTGCTTCTTTACGATTTACAAACCAACTCTGTCTTGGTCTATTTAAGTTACCGTATTTTTGTTTTATACTTAATGTTGGATCTGGTACTGCTCTGCCATACTTGTCAGTTCCGATTAAACTATCAAACCATTTCTGTTCAATACTTGATTTAGGTTTACTTGTTTCAAATCCGTCTGTAACAATTTGATATTCTGTATGAATATTATTATCTTGATTTTCAATAGTCCAGTAACGGAAATTAATTGCAACATCTGTATCGCTAACTAAGTTATTACAGTTATATAAAACAAATCTATCATTGCCAAGTATAGTAACGAATTTTAATTTCTGTCCTGCAGGGTCTGTTATGATATTTTGTATATCATATGCTGTTAAATTTCTACCTTCAATTTGTGGTAGTACCTTAGTTGCTTTAACCCAGAAGTAATATTTTGTAGTAAACACTTGTCCAACACTATCATATATTTCTTGTGTTGCATATTTTGTATCGCCATATTTAGAAGTACCACTTATACCTAATGCTGTGCCTCTATTAGTATCTGCTAAGTTATCCCATGCTGACGGTAATATGTTTGACTCTACCCACTCGTAAACATCAATACTTGCGCCTTCTGCAAGTTTGTTAAATGTATTTTGTGAGTATGTTATTGAACCTTGATGATAGTCAATGTATTTTACTGTACTTAGGTCCCACCATAGTTTACCTTTATTTCTATCGTCCCAAGCAATGTACTGTTCTTTATTATTAGTAAAGCCTACATTATAATTTGCAGGATCATAATATGTTTTGTATGATAATTCTTGTTCTGCTGTGCCAGGTATCTTACCTAATATAGGATCAAGTATATCAAGTCTTGTTAGCATATTATTTTGTTTAGTGTCGTAAACAAAACTTCCTCTAAACTTGTTTAGGTCTGCAGGATCAATTGGTTCTCTGTAAACTGACCAAGTGCTGTCAATATCATCTTTGATGTATACTGCTACCTGACCTTGAATATTTCCTGTAACGCCTAGTGCAGGTAAACCTACTAGTATTGTGTTGTTGTTTACAATAGCGTTCTTGCCAAAGTTTTTAACATTAAAGTTTGAATATTTTAAACGCTGTCCAAACACAAGAGTATCATTTATATTTTCATAAACATAAACATTGCCACTGTCACTTACACGCTTAACAAATGTAGTAAATCCATTATCGTAAGTTGTTTCTGCTACATTAAATCCTTTAGTTGGATCGTTAACATAGTCATTACGTGTTGTGTCTCTATTCTCATATCTATCAAATGTAGTGTCAAGTAGTATATCACTAGTTGCACCTGTTACAATTAATTGATTGCCGTCAAATCCTAAAGTTTGTCCGAAGCCTTCAACTAATTCTGCATTAGGACTGTTTAGTTCCTGTTGTAATGAATATGTTCCTGCAACATTTTTGTAAACAAATACTTTGCCTTGTTGCGACTCTCTAGCGTCTGTGCCAGGAGCACTTACAACAATTAAGTTACCATTGTCTGAAACTGTTATACTGTTACCATAACCGTCTGAGTCAATAGGTGCAGTAAATTCTGTTACGTATTGGAAGTGCATATCCTTGAGTGTGTATATTACAAGTTTATTGCCACTGTCATATCTTGCTACTGTTGCTAATACTCTGCCATTATCACTAATATCAAATACTTCGCCGTATCCGCTAGTTGATAAGTTTACAATACTACTATCATCACCCGGAATAACAAGTCCTGATGTATTTGGTAAGTAACCAACAAAGTCTATATCACTTCCTATTACTTTCCATTTGATTGGAGTAAACTCTTCGTTACTTAAATTAGTAAGTGCTCTGTAGAATACATCATTATAAATTACAACTTGATCTTGATAGTAAGATGAAATAGTATTGTATTCGCCTTTGAAATCTGGATCTCTACCTAGTGACCAATTATATGTGCCAAACTCACTTGTACCGTTTAGTACAAAGTAAAGTCTACCATTACCATCAGTGCCGTCATTGGTGTGTGCCTCTTTACTGTTGATAACAAGTTTATAGAAATTATTATCTTTAATAAGTTTTACACTGTGTCCTAGTTCGCGATTGTTTGCACGATTAGGAAGAATATATCCACTAACTAAATCATATTGTCCAGTTGTACTGTTGTTTTGATATACAAAGTATGCTCCTTCTTTAGTATAAGAACTTGCATCTCTACCTATGTTAATAGGAATGTTATCTACCTGTGCCCAGTCATTGTTTTCTGTACTAGGTTCTAATGTTACACGAGGTAAGCCTGGTTTAAATTCTTCAATCCATGTTTGATATTCAATACCTGTAATGAATTTTGTTTCATAGTCAGCAACTTCATCTGTAATACTGTTTACTGCAAATGTTAACTTTGGAGGTATACTTAAATTTGTAGTGTGAGTAAACACTGCAAGGTAACCAATATCTTCGTCTGCTAATTGTCTTGATTCAGTAGTACCAATTCTTGTTAGGTTTGCACCTATTTGTTTGTATAACCACATTGATTGCGGTGCTAGTCCGTCAATATAACGTGAACCAAAACTAAATTCGCCTGCAACACCTTTAACATACAGTCTTGACTTATCTAAATCTCTTTGTATGAATGTAATTACTGCTGTTGCACCTGACTGACCTTCTCTAATAGTATCGCCTGGGGCTAAATCTACTTCAGCAAATACATCATAGTCAATATAACCATTCCATAAGTCTGTTGGAAGTCGTTTGTCTACATTAATAATAGCATATGGGTCTGCACCAAATCCTGTATCAGATATATCTGGTAGTACGCCATTTGCTGGAATATCATTTAAGTAAACACCAACATACGGATTAGGCGTTGTGCCATCAGCTGTTGCTGATACTGCCTTGTCAGATACGTTTTTAGGTAAACGTACAACAAATCTTGGATCTAATATATCAACTTCAGTAACGTTGCCCGCAACACCTTGACTCTTATGACTAAGCACTCTAATAAGATCAGTTTCTTTCTTAAATGCTTTTGATGTTGACGAAAGAACTTCAACTGGATTTTCTAAAGTATTTTGTATACTACTCTTATATGGCAGTCTTGCTGTACTTTCTGTCCAACCAACACCTGGTAACGTTGCTGGATTGTAATTGTTTTTAACATCAACAATAACTAGTCCTTCTCCTGAATCTGTTGTTGGAGTATTTGTTAACTGTTGGTCTTTAGGTATAAAGCCTGATGCTAATGGTATTTCCCAATAGCCACCTAATATAGTACTTCTATCTACATTGTCAGCTAGTGGTCTTGTATAACTACCTACTAAGAACTGATCGTTAATGTATAGCGTACCTGACTCGTCAAATACACCATTCTTTCTATCTGCATAAATTACTAGACGTCCTAATTCATTTCTAACACGAACAACATCAGCATTACCTGTTGCAGTAGTTACTCTGTCGCCTGCTGAAACACTAGGAACATTAACAGGATCAAGTATATAAAATACTTCCTGTACTTTACGTCTTATAATATGTGGATTTAGACTAAGGAAGTCTTTATTAATTCCACTAAACGTATTATCAAAAGGTTTGTTTATTTTATTTAGGTAACCATTAAAGCTACCAATATTTGCTGTACCTATAAATCCTACACTACCATTAACTTTAATTGTTAATGCTTCATCGCTGTATAATTCAATTTGTTGATTTGTTAATACTTTAGCATAATATTTTGTACCTTCGATACCTTTAACACTACTTTGTTGTACTGTATCAAATGGTGTGTTAATATCGCTGTTGTCATACAAGTATGGGAACGCAATAGGTCTAAATGATAAGTTATCATTTGGAACATCAGTTAGTATAACTTGATCACCATCTGCTAAACTATGGTTACTATTAGTTGTTAGTCTAACTGGATTAGTTAATTCAATATTAACAATCTCTGGCTTAACATCTGGTGTATAATTTAAACTTAATTCATTCCAATCAAGATATAAAGTATCTCCAATGTTACTTCCTTCGTATGCATCTAACGGAGCTCTAACTAATATGTGATCAATCTCAACATCTATAAGTGGTAAATCACCTAATGCTATTAATGGTATATCATCATATGCGCCGTGTAATTTATAAAGTTCTGATCTCCAACGACTAGCACTATCAAATGTGCCAAATACTACGTTATCAGTTCTGCCTTTAACAGTTCTTCTTGACTTATATAAGTTACCATTGTATTGTACAATAGAACCTAACTTGTAGTCAGTAGCAAAAGTAAATTCATCTTTATATGCAGTCTTAACATTACTTGAATTAGGAGCAGTAACAACCAAGTATTCACCATCTGGGCTCATAGACATTGCTTGTCCAAACTTGCCTGGAGTAGTTGAATAATTAGCAATAGGTTCTATTACTTGCTTAGGTTGTAATGTTCCAAACGTTGTACTACCGTCTTGTTGTCTTTCATAAATGTAAACTTTTCCGTCACCGTCTAGTGGCGAGCCTACAGCAACTACAGTATTTGCACTATCGTTTGCAATACTTTCGCCAAAGGATATATTATTCTCTACAGGGTTAATTAAATTTTCATCTAAATCAAAACTATTACCTGCTTTAATAACATTCCATTTACCTTTGCCGTCAGCAGTAATACTATCTACCCAAAGTGTTTCTCCGAATTCAACATCTGTTTCAGCAAACGCATTTGCATCTGCAAGTGTTGCAACACGATTTGAAACAAACGTTGTAAGTATTCCTGTTAAGCCTGTAGCCTCTGTTGTTAGTGCTACGTCATCTGGTAATGTTATAGTAATTCTGTTCAGTTCTACACTTTTAACTTTGAAAAAGCCTTGTACTTCTTCAGTAACATCATACAATCCTACAATGTCATTTACTTTTATTGTTGTTAGTCTATCTAAAACTAAAACAGCATCGTTTTCTACTGGTATTGCACTTTGAATAGTACAAGGTGTATCTGTATATTTGTATACATTCCAATCATTTTTATCAAATGTTACCCAAACATACTGTCCTTGTTTTATAACAGTATGATCAATATTTAATATGTCATCAAATGTTTTTACAGTATAGTTTACATCTTCTTGTCTTACATAACCAGCAGTTTTTAATGCTGGATCATTTACATATTTTACTGGAAACGGTTTATGTGCATAACCATTAGGTGCTACAAATACGCTTCCTGGTAGTTGGCGATAAATTAAATCTGATACGTCATCTGGTATTGTTTCTGTTAATAGAATTGGCTGTGGACTTAATTGGAACTGTTCTTCATCTAATAAAAATTCTAATTCTTCAAAACCATCACTAGCACCGTACTGTCCTGATCTAACAGCCCACTCTTCATAAAATTCTAAACTCTCTTTATCTGCACTACTTAATGCATCAAACAATTTTGTAAGAACATTTTTAGTTCCTTTGTCTGCAATCATTCCTTGATAGAATTTATACTGACTTACATCATCATTAATAATGTTTGCTAAGTATTCACGCTTCTGATAACCAATTAAATGCTGTGCAATTTCTTGTTGGTTAACATCAAAGTTGTCTGTATCAAGATCATAAAAATCTGCAAACTGATTTGTTTTGTATTCAAGGTTAGTAAGTAATTTACTTTGAGGTTTTTCTTCTAGTCTGTACCATTGACTGTCAACAAATAATTCTGAGCCTGTAACTTTTGTAATAGCCGCATAATAAAATTCTTTATACTTAACAGCATCACCAATTGCATAGTCTTTCCATTGTTGCCAAGTTGTAACAATAGCATCATCATATATAAAGCCTGGAATGTTTAAGCCACCTGCCCAATCAGCAGTCCTGTAACCTAGTACACGAATACGTTCTTGTCTATAACCTGCTTCTTGATCGTAAATAATATCTTTAAATACAGTTTCGTTATCAAGTACAACAACATGTTCTTTTTGTACTAACGGAAGTTTTAAAGCATATATTCCATCTGCTGTATTTTTAACTGTAAGTGAAAAAGTATTTTCATTTGTTCTTAAAATGTTTACAAATTCTTTTCTTAACTTTGTACCGTTTGCAGATACTAAACCATATTCATAAAATGGATCAAATATATCATCTACTACTGCATAGGAAGTTGAAAACTCAATACGTTGTGCTGAAGGACTTACAGTAATTAAACTTCCTGCGTCCCAGTTTTGTAATGTCCAGAACATAAATTCTTTTGCACTTAATTTCCAATTTTCAACTGCTTCTAAAGTAGGATTAAAATTATCAAATACAAATCCTGCTTTTTGTAAATAGTCTCCGTAACCTAATAAAAAGTCAACAACTTCTTGTGTTGTTCTTAATAATGTTCCGTATGGTAATTGTTTTACAAATCTAGAATCAAATCTTGTTCTAAACTGTGCAGAACGCCCGCCAACAACTGGTAAGTCCGGAAGTTTAGCAAATTTTGATTGATCAAAAATTGTATCACTAGTATGTGCTGTAGTAACTCTATAAAAAGTTTCTTGATACTTTACAACTCCGTCTGCAACATAACGCTTGTCTGAATCCCATTCAATAAACGAATCACTTACTCCGCCAACATTTACTAATGGATCATTTTGATTAGGCACATAGTTGTAATATTTAAAACTTGGATTAGAAGAATCGTATCCTCTAATAATATAACCTGCTGATGCTTTTTCAATTACAACACCACTGTAAGTAACAACATCAATTGGACTACTTGTTTGTAGTGTAACTTGATAGTTTTCTTCTGGAACAAAAACGTTACCTTGGTTTAAAGGAGTTCTACTGTCAAGTAATAAATTAAATTTACTCTTGTCTGTAAAGCCGCCTACTTTAAATGCAACTTGGTTTGTAATACTCGCAACATTGTTTTGATATGTTTCATAATTAGATACAACATTACTTGCAAGATAGTTTGCAATAAAGTTTACAAAGCCTGATGTAAACACTCTTACTGAGTCTGAACCTGTTGTACTATTATTTGGATATACTAAATCTACTAAACGCATACGCTTACTAGTTGTAGAATAAACAATTTGATTTGAATTATCTCTTATAGTTCTTAGTCTATCAAAACCTAGTCCAATAATTTTTGTAGGTTGATTTAACATCCATGCTTTAAATAATGAGAAAGCATATTCTGAACTTCTGCGCCAAGCAGTTTCTACTGGTGCTTCGTCACCAAATACAAACGAAGCTCTTGTTAAACCATTTACATAGTTTTTAGCATAGCCTGAATCTAATGGACTTAATAGTTGTCCTAAATCATTTACAGGAATATGTATTGTAAGTCCAGGTCTTTTGTATTTTTCTAATACAACTTTGTTTACACCTGGCTTTGCAATAATACCTTTTTCTAAGTCTTCCCATAGTAACAAGTTATTACTTGTATAAGGAGCAGGACCATAAACTGTTTCCCACCAGTCTGGCTTACTTGTTAGTCCTAGCATTTCCCATGGATGAGTATGTGGACGATCAGTATCGTATGCTTGTTTATATACTCCTCTCCAATAACCTGGTAACGCTGTGTCTAATGGAGACTGCATTGAACTATAGTTATATGAGAATGAATTGCTTCTATTGTAAAAGTCAAATGCTGTATAGTCAACATCGTCAATGTTTGTTAACCAAGACGCAAAGTCTTTAAGCATTACATTATCAATGTTTTCTTTAGTTACAGTTGTATTTCTATATGTTCCTGGAATAAAATCGTGTATGTCAATAATATCTGAATTGTAATTAGTTCTAATATTATTATAAATTCTTTTTTCAAATTCAAGTATTAAGTCATCTCTAAAATCGCCATATGCTTTTGTTATAGATCCATCATGTCCTTGAATTACTTCTGTTGGCTCAGTGTATGAATTGTCAATAAATTTAACAGGAGCAAACTTTGGATACAAACCTAACTTAGTTGGAGTTGGCGGAACGTATGATCCGTCAGTAGTTTCATATTCGTTAATTGTAATTACTTGACCAGCAGTAAGTTCTTTTGTAATTTCACAAAAGCCATCTGTATTAAAAGTATAGTCTTGACCAAATACTAATTGTTCATCATCTATGTATACTGTAACTGCTTTTACACTTGGTTCAGTTATGTTATATATTGCATTTAGTGCATAATATACATTACCTGGTATTGCATCGTAAGTAATTGTTCTTGCGCCACCTGTAGGTACCATATCACTAAAGTAAAACGGTAAGTTACTTGTTTTGTTTTTATTAAGTTCTGCAAATATTAAATCAACATGTGCTTTAGGTGTTCCGTCAAATCCTAAACCTAATGATGTTTGAATAAACAATCTTTTAAACTTAGCATACTCACGTCTGTTAAAGTCAATTGCTTTAATAATGTTTGCACTCTTATCTGTAATATGATATAATGCAAGGTTTGTTGGGCCACTATGCTGTACAAACTTTCTACCAAATGTAGACAAGTTTCCAATGTCTCTTAAATTTCCTGGTCCAGGGTGTACACCAAAGAACTCATTTACTTCTTGTACAATACTTGTTACATGATCGTTAACTTCACCTAGTGTAAATGTTGTAATATCATTGTTAAGTGGATTACGTTCTAAGTTAATTGGTAATTCATATATACCGTTTGCATTTTTAGTAGCACTTGAACGGCATCTAAAAACAACTACATCATCTTTTGTAAGTGCTGTGTTAAATCTAACAATTACATTTGTTTCGGTTTTATCAAATACATAGTCTGTAGTTTCAAATTTTAAGTTGTTGTTTACTGTAACTTTAACGTCTAAATCACTTAATGACGAACTATTATCAAATACGTCAACTACAAAACTAGTTTGATTATTAGTTGCTACGTACTGTCGTAAAACTCTTTGTGTACTTTGTGTATTTGCTTTTATCCAACCGTTGACACTACTGTAGTCTGTTCTTGTTTTGTATTGATGTAATGTACACACATCAGTTGATGCTGTTACTGTTTCAAATGTTGCATCAGTATATGTAAAACTACTGTTAAGTAAATTAAAATCAAAAACTATGTCACCAATATTTTCAATACTTCTGTATGTAATAGGAAAGCCTAGTTGTGCATCATTAGTTCCTGTACCTTCGCGATAACTAAAAACTTTATTACCTGCAAACGTAGAGTTAGGATATGTAGAACTGTCGCCATAACTAATACCACTTGAATCAAACAAATCAAACAATGGTGGTTGATTTACTTTAGTTTTTTCTTGTGTTAAATTCCATGTGTTGCCATCGTAATAAAACATACGACCTTTGTATTCTAGTCCATCAAGAGCTAATACAGTTTCGTTTTCTAAAGGAGCAGTATCAGGTTCTTCAATTAAACTAATTTGTCTGCGACCTTTTTGTGTAATAAATTTAACTTTAAATATTTTACCGCTTTCACGAATGTCTTCTTCAGCAGTAAATAATACACGCATGCCTTCTACAAGATCAATGCCGTCTATATTATAACCTACTGCGCCTTCAACTGTTGAAAATATATCTTTTGTAAATGTATCAATAACGTTTACGTTATTTTTAGTTGAAGTACCAAAGTTAAATAATTTTAAGTTTGCATTAAATTCAATAATAGGTCTTGTTGCTCTTGCATTTTGATCAATGTCAACTTCTTGACCATTTATTCTAGCAGACTCTTCAATTACATTTTTGTGGAACCATCTATTATATCTACTCCACATGTTTCTATCATTACTGCTACGATTAACTATAATGTAGTCTTTTGTAGCAGGATATCCGTTAGCATTAGCAAATGGCAATCTATCAAATGCATTTGTATCAAATGCAACATCTCTGTTATCTGAATATGAACCTGGAATTGCAAGTTCGTTTTCAGGTACTAATTTAATATTACTACCAACGCCTTCAACATACCAATCGCCTGTTGCGTATTTTTCAGGAGTAACAAATCCTGCAAAGGATACTTTCATACCTGTTGATAGTTGTATACCGTTTGAACTTTTGTATTTCTTTTTACCTAGTATTTCTTTTTCAACATCTATGTCTGTATTTTCATCTATGTCTTTAATTTGTATTAGGCCACTATTATTAATGTCATTTTCTGCAACGTAGTATAATACTTCAGGAGCATTAACATCTACTTGAAATGTTACTGTACCTTTTTCAACGCCTTGGGCACTAACACCGTCATTGTAATTAAAACTAGATTCTAATGTTCTTTTTGTTTTAAATGTAATTGGTGTGCCGATTGCATCAATGTCAAATGTGTATGTTTGACCTTTGTATAAAATAAGTGTTGGATTGTTTACTAATTCATCTGATGAAAACTTATATGCAACGTTGTCTACGTTATTAAATAACGATACTTCAACAGTACTTTCTACGCCACGTTCTTGTCCTGCAATCCTTACAGTTTGTGGTCCATATGGTAACCAATAGTATTCGCGGAAGTTACTAAACTTATCCCAGTCAACATGCGGTTGCCAAGCATAATATTCTTGCGAGTTTAATACTTCTTGATTTTCTGTGTTGCCACCAAAACTTTTAATTTGATTTAGATAGTCATTATAGTCTTTATAAAATGTAACATTATCTAATTCATCTTTTATAAGTGTTACAGGTTCAAACTGATAATTTTCTCTTTGTGTAGATATATCGCCTACATAATTATCGTCAGCATTGTATGCTTTAGATATTTGTCTGCCGTAGTAACCGTTAAGTTTTTCTGCAACGCCTGGCTGTACTAATTGATCTAATGTTGCTTGTAAAAATTTACTGTTAGCATCAGTTCTAAAGTACTTAGGAAGTAAGTTCTCACTTTTACGACTTCCTTCATTACCACCTGCTGGTAATGGAAAATCTGACTGGTTATTTTCATACGCCATTAGTAACCGCTTCCTCCGCTATTGCTACTACTTGAACCACTGCTTTGATTCGAGCTACTACTATTTGAACTTGAACTAGTACCTAAGTTCAAACTACTGTTACTTGATACTGCTTCACTAGCACTTATGTCTTGTGTTGTGCTAACTATTGCACCTTGTGATTTTAGTTTAGTTGCTGTAAGAGTTGTAACAACTTCAATGTTATCAACTGTTGCACTGCTTATAAACACTTCGTCTGCTTCTGACTTAACTTCAAACAAACTACCAAAAGTAAGTGAGTCTTGTGTAGGAACAATAACAAATGCCGCTAAGTTTGGAGCAAGTTGTGTCATTACATAAGCACTAAGCTCTGTAAAGTAAAACGTATCGCCAAACTCCCAATTTTCTATAGCAAAGAATTCATTAATTGCTGTAATAACACCTGCCTTTAATTCATTTTCATTGACAACTTTATCTGTATTTTTTACAATTTTAAATGATGCTTTCAAGTCGTCACTTGCTCCGATGCCAAACAGCTCTTTGTACTTAACTGGATGATAAATTACTTCGTCACTAATTGATTTAATTTTGTTTATTTCTTCACCAAAGTTAATAAACAATACATCACTGCTTGGCGGCAACGGTTTAGTTGCTAGGGCGCCTGCTACATATTGTCTATAAGACGTGTCATACGATCTTGTTAATACATAAGTGTCAATAATGTTAGAGCTACTTGGATCTATTCTGTTGCTTTCGTCTGCTGAATGCTCATATTGGAATATAATTCCATCTCTACCTGTGTAAGCTCTAAAGTTTACTGTTAACTCTAACTTTTCAGTTGTTGTATTGTAAACTTTAAAAATATTTTTATCTATGATATAAAAAACTGTGCCTGTTGCATAACTTTCAATACCAGTATCAGTAATAACTGTTTCTGTTGCTACTGCTGTAATTTTTTCATCAACAGCATCTACATATCTAAAGTCTTCTACAGCATCAGTTGTAGTATATTGTTTTTGGTATATAAATTTACCTGTGGATGATGTTGTAATAAACTTATCAAAAATTTCTGGATCATCTACAACGCCATCATCGTCGCTGTCATAAAATCCAACTTCAATCTTTTTACTATCTACATAGCCTTCTTTATCTCTATACTCATTTACAATTTCCCAATTAAAAGGAACTGTAAACGGAGTAAGTGCATATCCGTTACTAGTTGGCTGTGTGTTAATACTCATTAAACTAATTTTATCTTTTACAACTTCGTTAGTTAATGGATCATATACTTTATCTGAATTATCGTAATAGAATCTAATTTCTTTATCGCTTTCAAACACATAACGCTGTCCACGATATGTAATTGTATATGTTTCTCCGTCTGTTTGGAATAACAATAACCAACTACTGTCTAAGTTTTGTCCTGTTATGTCACCTGTTTTACCTGTAGTAAACACATTTAAAATATCAAGATCGTCTTCTACTATAACACGCCATGTTGATGATTTAAAATCAAATCTTAAACCAAACGTTTTATAAGTAAACACTTGATCAATAATTTGAGTTTTAATTTGATTTTCAATTGCTGTAGTAAACACAGGTTTAATTTCTTGTATAATAGGAGCAGTTGATAAATCGTTGTTAATTGGTCCTGGAATAATATCATTTAATGCTATTGGACCTGAACCGTCATTAGTGTTATCAACACCTGGGCCATTAACACTTATAATTTTTGTCCATTTGTAAGTAGTTGCACCTGGATGATCTGCGGTGCCTGCCATTATAGATCCATCAGGCATAAAATGATACCCTGTTGGTGCTACAAACTTTATCATACTACCTGGTTCAAGGTATTGTAACGTAGAGCCTGTAAATGTTCCTACTCTTAATTTTGTATTATCAATATCTGTTAAGTAACCTGTTGTTAAATTAGTTGCTGTTGAAACTTGATTCCATCTTGCACCTAATTCTTCTACAATTATTTTTGCAAACTGTGAGTAATAAAAGTTTTTAATTTTATAGTTCTTAAGAATAACTTCAATTTGATTCTTAATAATACCCTCAATGTCTGTTTTTGTTGCAAAAGAAAATACTTCTTTGCTAGTTAAGTTTTGTGTATAAAGTATACCGTCTTTACCATATAAATTAGTTTTACTATATTTGCCAGTAGCATCAAGTAAATCATAATATCTACTAATACCACTTGCTGTTCTGTTTACACTCTTAACTTTAATAATTTCTTGACTTACTCCTAGTGGAGCAACGTTGTAGTCTTCGCCTGTAACCATTCTATTTTGTGTATAGTATGTTGCAGGAGCATTTGCTTTGATACTTGCATTAGTTTCTGAAGTACTTGAATTTTCAACAGGATATTTTAGCTCTAAGCCTATTGTAAGATTTTCTGATGTTCCTAATTTACTTCTGTAAGGAATAGTAATTGTAATGTTTATAAGCTCTGATGGACTTACAACAAATGTTCTATTATCACTTACACGGTAATAAACTTTAAATGTACCTTTTGGCAATGCACCAAATGTACCATCTGAGAATATTAAACTAATTCTATCTTCAACTCTAGTTAGTACTGAATAAATGTTTCTAATATTTTTACTTAAACTGTTATAAACAATGTTGTTACCTTCTACAGCATCAACTTTGTTCCATAATTCATTTTCATTACCAATGTCATCTAATTTGTACAACCAAACATCTGTATTGTTAACGTCTACAGCATCGATTGCAACAACTTGGTTTGAACTTGGAGTTGCTATTGAGAAGTTACCTTGATCTAAACGTCCTTGTCTAAAGTGCGCAAAGAAGCCTGTATTATTTGATCCAGCACCCTGACCATCATCTCTGTAAAGGAATGCAAAGTTGTTGCCTGGTAGCGGAGACTCTTCTACAATATTTCCACTTTCAACATTAGTACTTGTAATTTCAAACTGTGTTGATTTACCATCAACGTTTTTACTAAATCCAAATACTGGAATATCTACGTTTACACCATTAACTCTGTACTGCTCAACACTAATGCCATTAACAGTATCAGTTTTTACAGGACGACCAAACACACTGTTTGCAGGTAGTGCAGAATTTATTACTTTAATAAATTGCTCATACCAGTCTTGATTTGAAACATCATTCCAAATAACTGTTTGTCCAGATAAGTTAGTACCATTTGAATCATACAATTCTTCTGTAGAACTAATTGTTTCAAATTTTAGTAGTCCGTTTGCTGATTGGTTACGTTTTGGATTGTAAGATAGTAAACGAGCTAAACGTAGTACCGACTCTCTACGTTCTGCTAGTTCTAAGAAATTTTCTCTTGCATTAAGGTCAACACGGAAAGACATGTTTTGACCTAAGAAAGCAATAAGGTCAATCAATGCCAAGTATTCACTTGATTCGATGTAGTCGTTAAAATCCTCCGGATAGTTCTGACGGAGGTAATTTATCATTGTTCTGCGCAGGTTATCAAAGTCGTAACTTTGGAAATCTGCATTTCTAAAAGACTGATATACTCGCTTCCAATCTTCAGCTAGTAATAGTCTATTTTGTCTGTCGGTTGTTGACATACTTTGCTTCCTTTATATGTTACAGTATTTATTAAGAACGGTAAAGTGCGTATTTAATTCTATGTTAAAATAGCGTTATCTTCATCGAATTTCATACGCATACTTTCAGAAATATTGTAAGGCAAGTATGTAAGTGTACACTCAACCATAATACCGCTTTCATAAGTGTCGACTGTAACTTGTTCAACGCTCACTCTTGGGTCAAAATTAATAATATCTGTTACATTGTTTGCGATAGCATCTCTTAAGCCATCTGTCATTGGTTCAAAAATGACATCCCAAATAATAGTTCCAAATTCTGGATTCTCTAGTCTTTCACCTACTCGAATATGAAAGTGGTTTATGATATCCTGTTTAATAAGTGCAATATCGTAGAGATTGAAACTGGTGTTCTCAGGATTTGTTGTAGAAATACCTCTATAGGCTCTACTTTGTACCTGCGGTTGCGGTCTTTTATTTGACTTTACTGTAACATCTTTATACAGTTTTTTCTCTTGTGTACTCATAACTATATTTACCTACTTATTGTGGACCCGAAATTGGCGTATCTACACGCTTGCCTGCTTCAATATTAGTTCCTGCTGGCTCTGTTGTAATGCTATCTCTTGTTACAAGATCTCCGGTTATCATTTTACTTGCAAAACCTCTACCTAGTCCAATACGTTTATTAGTTTCTGCACCGCCTTGGTTTGCATAACCAACTGCTTTACGATATTGTTCGCCTAGTGTTCCAAAATCAAAACTATCCCAACTTATTGTTTTACTATTAATATATCCAGCCGCAACTGCAACTGCAATTTCTGGATCATTAACTAAGTCAGGGTTTTGAACAATTTCAGGGTGTCCGGCTTTTCTACCGTATGTTTCGTAGTTGCCTTTGAATGTTAACTGAATAAGTCCTCTACCACGATACTTGTAGCCTTCATTTTGTGCATTACCATATCTGTTGCCATATAATGTATTACCTATAGCGGCAGGTCCTGCGGCCGCAAGTTCTTGTGCAAACGCATCAGATTTAACACGACTTGGATATACTTGACGCAGACGTCTAGCACTATAGTTTAAGTTTTCGCTTCGTGGTTTAAATCCGCACTCTGCTTGTATCTGTGCCATAGCCATACCAAGTGCTTCTGCATTGCCTGGAGTTTCACCTTCAGCAAGTTTCGAAGCGTCTGCTGTATTAAGTGCAGTAGCAGGATCTAGTCCTGCTTTCTTTATCATTACACTTAAGAAATATTCTTGTAAGTCTGTTACTGGTACAGGATTAGCAGGTTGATCTCCTGATGGCCCAACTACTCCTGGAGTAACTGTTTGTGCGCCGCCAACATTTGCCGCTGATTGATTTGTTGTGTTTATTACACTTGCATCTGAATCTGTATTAATTAACGGAGTAGTTTCTCTAAGTGCAGGACTTGGTGAGCCACTTGCTTGTGTAAAACTTGGAACAAACGTTAGTGGATCTAAATGTTCATGTGCAGTCCACGGCTCATGTACAGGAACTCTAACAGGCCAAAGTGCTGGTGCCGCAACTACTGCTGTTGCCGCTGTACCTGCCGTTGCCGCTTCTACAGCCGCTGGACCATTCATGTGAATCTCTGCGGCAGTTTCTGTATGATTGCCTCCACTGAGTATGTCAGTATTACCACCTGCTGTAAGATAGTTATAGCCGGCTGTGTTTAGATCTAAGTTTGCTTGTGTATCTTTTCTATCACCTGTTGTATTAACATCAAGTGTTGCTTTGTTACTAATAGTATGTGCGCCTGTTATTATTGTATTTCTAGTTGCACCTACAAATAATTTTTGATCAGCACCTACATAGATATCATTATTTGAACCAATGTCAATTTTATGATCAACACCAACTTTAACATCACTGTTATTTGATACAGTAAGTTTATAGTCACGTCCGGCGTTCATATTAATATCTCTTGCCGCGGCTAAATTTATATCTCTATCTGCACTTATATTCAAATCGTTTTGTGTTCTAACACTTACACTATCTTGTGCATAGATATCAATCTTACCGTTAGCAGTCATTTCAATCCAAGAACTGCCTTGTGCATTAGCAATGTAAATTAAGTCTTCGGAGTTGTGTAAAAGTATTTGGTGACCTGTTCTAGTTCTTAAACGTACACATTCTCCTTTAGGAACTTGTTTAAGACCAGATTGTGGATTGTCTTCTTCAATTAAATCTGTATATATTTGGGCATCACTTTGAGCAAAACTATTTCTTACATAACGCTCATCGCCGTCATCAAATACTAAACTTGATCCGCCAAGTGTACTTGAAAATCTTTGTGTTCTTGTTTCTGAAGCGCCTACTGTAGCTTTTGGTGCTCCGTCCCTTTTGTCTCTTGGTCCTGGAGTTGATATACCAAACACACTGCTGGGCAAATTACGCCTACTAGAACTGTTAGCAGGGCCTCTTACATCGTCATACAGCAGACCTTGTCTGCCAAGTATAGTATAGAAGTCTAAATTTGCAGGCTTCTCATATAAGCTAGGATCTGTACCTTTGCCTGTTTGCAAACGTTTGTTAAATTCACCTACTGGTAATTTTAAATTAGGATCATAATTATTTGCTGTTGTACCGCTCCAAGGATCTGGAGTCATCCAATTCATATATGCGTCTTGAATACAACCAATCCAATAACCTCTTGCTAGGTTACCTTCAGCAAATACAACAAGAACCTTTGTTCCTGGTGTTGGCGGAACAAACCACATACCGTAACTTTTTTGTGTTCCTGCAAAGTCTTCGTTTGCTGTGTTGCCACTGATAGGTGTTGAACCAGCAAATGGAGACATGTACTTTACTTGTACAACTTGTCCGCTACGTTCTGTTTGGTTACCTGAACTACTATTCTTTAATAGTTCAACTGATAGTGTTCCCATCTTTTTTGGATCTAGATGTGATACAACTATTGCTTCATACGGTCCTGGGTTAGTTACTAACTTGGGCCTAGCACTACGTCCGTCAATTGCCATTACCGAGCTCCTTCGCTTACTGTACTAGCTGGTGCTGTATCTGTTTTAGTTACTGCTGATGGATTATTTTTATCTTCAACTTTATCTTTTTTATCTGTTGTTTCAAGTGCTGATGTATTATCTGGAGTACCTGGTATTCCAATATCTGACTCTTGATTGTTTCTACGTATTAGTGAAAGTACTTGTATAAATTTACCACCTTCAAATTTATTTTCAACTGTGTTCACTTTATACAATCCACTAAATGATTTAACTGGTACAGTGTCTTCTGGAAATATCATTGACCCATCTGTTCGATTATAGTCAATGGGTGTTCTAAAATTTACAACTACTTCTACTTCAGAATTTTGATAGTCCATTGTTCCATCAGCAGTGTATGCTTTTGTTAATGTAGGAGAACTGTAATTTCCTTGGCCACTGTCTGCAAGGTAGTACGGATCGCCTAAAACTGTTAAGTCCATAGACACTAAGTCAGTCTGATTATTTACTATCGCTTCATTAAATGATCTAGCAATTTGAACTTCCGGAGTATCTAAGGTATTGCCTCCTCCGGTTCCTGTATTTTTTGCAGTAGGATCTTCTTTGAGAGATTTACTACCAGTAGAACTATTGTTTCCTTGGGAACCTTCTTTAGCCGCTATATGAGGATTACCTGGATTGTTAGTAGAATCTTTTGTTGCATTTTTAGAATCGCCCGAGCCGTTGTAGTTAGAGCTTAATGCAGTAAAGAATGATGTATTAAAATTAATTTCAAAGTCTATGATATCATCATTTTTACCTGTGTATATATAATTGTATTCTTTTGCCGCTTGTGCTACTCGCTTTTCAATTCCAACTGACGGTTGTGTTACATTACTAAACACACTGCTATGTACTTTGTAAGGCACAACTGCATAAACAAATACTTTTGGATTTTCACCTGTCTTTGATCTTACTTCTTCATCTGGAACTAAGAACGTTTGAGTATGAACTCTAAACCAATCTACCATTCCGTCTGCATCTGCTTTAACTTCAACTGCGGCATCTTTTGCATAGGTACTTAATATAACTATTTCTTCAATTATTTGTTCTATGCTTGTTGACTGCGGAAACGAAAATGTTCTAAAACTATTAGATATTGTTACACGGTCTGAATTAAAAACATCAGTATCTGGGTCATTTGAAAATGCTTCTCTGCCAAATGGCACTGCACCGCCGGTAGCCATTGAACGTGCTATTGTACCTTTACCTATCTTGTTTGAAATATCTTTATTATCTGCTATACGCTTTATAACTGCTGATAGGTTATTATTACCCGGTTGTAAATTAATGTAACTTTCTATACTGTCACTTGCGGCAGTTTCTTCATAGTCTAATAAAGTGTCAAAGGTTCCGCCTGTTAATTTTTTATAAAACTCTATTTCTTTCATTGATGCGGCATTTTCGCCCGGTGTGTCTGCTTTGTTTCCTAGTCCAAGACTACTTACAAGTTGTGGTGGAAACATAATAAAATATTCATCTTTATTAATTGCGTTAAGTTTTTCTGCTTCTTCTCTATTACGTCTATTGATAATACCAGTTAAACTTTCAGGACCGCCTTGTAGAAGTTCTTGTACTGAATCACCTGTTATAATTGTATCAGTTTTTGTATACTGAGAAACCATTGTTAATGCACTCTCGTTCCAAGCATGTGATCTAATATTATATGAACTACCTGATCCGTTTACATCAAAATCCATCTTAGCAATTTTAATAGGAAATATTCTTCGTGTTGTTGAACCTGTATCAAGTATCTGCCCGTTGTCGTCATATCCTTTAAACTCAACTATTAATGCATAAGGTGCTTTTAAATAGTCTGCATGACCTGCTTTGTTTGCGGCGATCATTAAAGTTTGTAGGAACAGTCCCATACTGTATGGTTCGTGTACAGTAAAAGTTTGTACAGTAGCATTTGAAGTACGTGTTTTACTAGTTGGTGCAATTACACTATTCATTACTAAATTATCAATATAGTATTCTAACTGAGCATCAGAACTTTCGTATGCTGTTAATGCTTTTCCAGGAGCACCACCGCCTGATCTTAAAACTGTTACTTGTGGAGGAGATATTCTATATGTTGAATCTGGAAAATTTATTTCATTGACTGTTAAACAAGCAAGTGTAATATTGTAATTGTATGTTGCATATCTTTTTAATTGATTTGCAGTTTTACCTAATACTGGTAAATTCTTAAGTGACTCTTGCAAGTCTGATAACATCTCTTCAAAAGTTGTATCTAAACTAACACCTTCAAGACCTGCTGTTGCGCCAGTAAGAGAATCTGTTACTCCATTCTTAGCCGCATCTATAACTTTCAAACTAGCATCACTTGCTAGTCCTTTCATTTGATCTACACCAAATGAAGCAAAGTTAGAAACTGACTCTGCAAGTTTTGAGCCTTTGCCCATAGACTTTTGTAGTTGTGCATCTATTACAGATTTTGTTAGTCTGCTATTTGCCATACTCTAGTAACCTAAGTACTTTTGTAATGAATCTGCTCTTGGTAAGTAAATTTTTGCACCAGCAACTAAATCATATACTGGATCTTTTAGTACGTCCATGTTTCTTTGTGCAAACACCCACCATAATTTTGAACTGCCGTATACAGAATACGCTAATAGATCTGGTCTATGTGTAAACTGCGGCTGTATTTCATATAATACATCATCGTCTGACTTAGGTACCGGTCTAATTTCTAATACATTCAAATAGTCTTTGTTTACTACTCGTGTTTTACCCCAAGGGCTCATTTCACTGTAACGTGCCATTAGATAAACCCTCCGCCGTTGTTACCATTAGTGCCAAGGTAGTCACCTTTTACAAATTTGTCTAAATTAAACTGTGAAGTTTTTGCTCTTGAGTAAACAGGAGCAACTGTTATTGATACTTGAGATTGTGTTGGTACAAAGCCTGCTTTACCTTTTGGATCTCCAGTAGTTGGACCTGTTGATATTTCACCACTTGCTTGTGTCTTGATGTAGTCAACATCTGCAGGCAAATCAAACGTAAAGTTTCTAACAACAACCGGAACATTTGGAAATACAAAGTCTCCGTATCCATTTAAAAATATTAATGGTGGCGGAGCACCGGAATTCTGTCCTAAACCGTAGTCCATTTTTGTTACACTACGTAAAAAGTGTGTCATCGCTACCCAATATTGCGCATCTTTAGCATTTTCTACAAAAAAGTCACCTGTAATTACGATATCTTCAATTTGGCTGTTTTGATACTGAGGGAAAGGATAATTACTATGTGTAGGATGCATTGCGTCATAATTGGCCGTATGCTGTACTAATATAGTAGGAGTATATGGAAATACTAGTCCATTGGTCTCAACAAGAGGTTTAAACATTTCATTACCGTCAACCATATTTGGAGGAATACTTAAACGTACACGCCAGTCGTTAGTCTTGGCGCCATCCGTTGCCTGTGTTTTTTCACCTGTTGGTGGTATCGAGCTAGGACCTTTTAAAAGACTTTTTAAAATACCGGCGGCACCGCCACCTAATACGTTTTCGAGTGCCGAGTTTGCAAAATTAGTTGCAGTGGACTTGACAGTATTTTCAACAGACTCTTGAAAGTTGCTAACATTGGATTGGACTATCTTTTTTAAATTCATTTCAATCTCCTACAAGTATTTAGTTGACAAAATTAAGTATGTAGTTTATAATAGAGTAATAACCTGGAGAAATATATGAGAAAAGTAAATTATCTTAATAACAAAGATATGCTAAAACAGATTCACAAGTCTAAATCACAGTTTTGTAGTTTTATGGAGCCTGATTTCAATCAGTTCGACATCATACTAACTGATTTAGACAAAATAAACATCCGTACTGTTGCAGAAGCAAAAAGAAACAAAGCAAAAAGACTGCAACACCTAGATTTTGAAGCACGTAAACTAGCTGGTGAGAAAGTTAAACTAGCACAATGCGAAATTGACTACAGAAAGATGGAGAAAGAAGACTTAATTTTTAGAATTATGACATTTGACCATATACCTGAAGAGCCCGGACGTAAAAAGAATCCTAAAACAATAGCAGATACAAAAGTAAAACTAAATTTTCCACCCTTTCAGCATTACAAGTTCAACGAAGACGGAGAACTTATAGTAGTTGGCAAAAGTCATTGGGTTGGCGGTATGGAAAATGGTTATTTTAGTATGAAACATGCAAAAGCAACAAACGAACTTGCTCGTATGTGGATTAAATTATGTGAACGTTATGCAACAAGAGGAAATGTACGTGGATATACATACAACGATGAAATGCGAGGACAGGCAATCTTACAATTGGCACAAATTGGTCTACAGTTTGATGAATCAAAGTCCAACAATCCATTCGCTTATTACACAGCCGCCGTTACCAATTCGTTTGTCAGAGTTATTAACCTTGAAAAGCGCAATCAAAACATCAGAGACGACATCTTAGAAATGAATGATATGAATCCAAGTTATACTAGACAGCATAACGCAGAATGGGAAGCTTCTATGAAGCGTGAAACAGCAAAAATTAATGCGGCTAAATCAGCCAAAAGCAGTTGACCTTAAGTGCAAAAGATAGTATTATGTTTAGTACAACTATGGAGATCTCATTTTGTTTAAAAAAGCGGCAGTTTTTACCGATATACATTTCGGCTTAAAAGGAAACAGTAAAGTACACAATCTGGACTGTGAAGAGTTTGTTGATTGGTATATAGAACAGGCAAAAGCAAACGGTTGTGAAACTGGCATCTTTTGTGGTGATTGGCATCACAATAGAAACAGTTTAAATCTTACAACTATGGATGCAACTATTCGCAGTCTAGAAAAACTAGGTGCGGCATTTGAAAAGTTTTATATGTTTGTTGGTAACCACGACTTGTATTACAAAGACAAACGTGACGTAAGTTCAACTATTTTTGGTAAGCATATTCCAGGTATTACTATAGTTGACGAAATGTACACTGAAGAAGATGTTACATTAGTTCCGTGGTTAGTTGGCGAAGAATGGAAGAAGATTGAAAAGGTAAAATCCAAGTATATGTTTGGTCATTTTGAACTTCCTAGTTTTTATATGAACGCACTTGTAAAAATGCCTGATCATGGTGATCTAAAACCGCAACATTTTAAACATCAAGAATATGTGTTTAGTGGACATTTCCATAAACGTCAAGTACAGGGTAAAATACATTACATCGGTAATGCGTTTCCGCACAACTATGCAGATGCATGGGATGACGAACGTGGTATGATGATACTTGATCGTGAAAACGACAAAGAGCCTGAATACATTAACTGGTGGAACTGTCCTAAATATCGTACAGTAAAACTTTCGCAATTATTAGATCCAGATAGCGATATAATAAAGCCTAAAATGTATTTGCGAGTTACACTTGATTTACCTGTAAGTTATGAAGAAGCACAGTTTATCAAAGAAAACTATATCTCACAACACGGTTGTAGAGAAATTACATTAATACCGCAAAAACAAGAAGAAGAAATTACAACAGATTTAGATATTACTCAATTTGAAACAGTTGACGAAATTGTATCTAAAGAAATCGCAGAAATTGACACAAACAACTTCAACAAGAAGACGCTAATGGACATTTATAACGACCTATGATACGTATTAAAGATTTAACCGTAAAGAACTTCATGAGTGTGGGCAATCAGACCCAGGCTGTAGATTTCAATAAAGCAAAACTAACACTTGTATTAGGTGAAAACTTAGATCAAGGTGGTGACGATAGTGGATCACGTAATGGTACTGGTAAAACAACAATTATTAATGCACTAAGTTATGCATTATATGGTACTGCACTTACAAACATTAAACGTAACAACCTTATTAATAAGACTAATAGCAAAGGTATGGTTGTTTCGCTTGATTTTGAAAAAGACAATATACAGTATAAAATAGAACGTGGAAGATCTCCGACATTTTTTAAGTTTTTTATTAATAATGAAGAACAAATAGATGACGAATCGCAAGGTGATAGTCGTAAAACACAGGAATATTTGAACGATTTATTAGGTATGAGTCACGATATGTTTAAGCATATTGTTGCATTAAACACATATTCTGAGCCGTTTTTAAGTATGCGAGTTAACGATCAACGTGCTATTATTGAACAATTACTTGGTATTACTATTCTTAGTGAAAAAGCAGACAATTTAAAAGAACAAGTTCGTAATACTAAAGATGCAATTACACAAGAAACGCTAAAAATTGAAGCAACGCAAACTGCTAACAGTAAAATTGAGTCAACTATTGCAAGTTTGCAAAGCAATCAAAAAGCATGGCTTTCAAAACGCACTACTGATACAATAAGACTAAAAGAAGCTATTAACGAATTAGAACATTTAGACATTGAGGTTGAATTAGAATCGCATGAAAAACTGTCTAATTGGAATGAACATAATAATGCTATTTTAGCCCTTAAGAAAGAGCTTAGTACATTAGAGCCTGCACTACAACGTGCTGATAAAAGTGTTGATAAGTTAACTAAAGATATTGCAGATTTAGAAGATGCTAAATGTTATACCTGTGGTCAAGATTTACATGCAGATAAAAAAGCAGAAATTGCAGAACGTAAGAAAAAAGAACTTGAAGATGCACTAGCATATCAAACAGAAATAAGTGGTAAACTTTTAGAGGTTACAAAAGGCTTAAAAGACATTGGTGATATTAATGGTAAACCTAGTGTGTTTTATGATACTGCTAAAGAAGCATATGAACATAGACAAAATGTTGACAGTCTAAAGCAGGCATACGATTCTAAGAAAGATGAACAAGATCCGTATGAAGCACAAATTAATGAACTTAATGAAAGTGCAATACAAGAAATTGATTGGACGCCTGTAAACGAACTTACAACATACAAAGAACATCAAGACTTTATGTTAAAACTGTTGACAAACAAAGACAGTTTTATACGTAAAAAGATTATCGAACAAAACCTAATGTATCTTAATAATAGACTTACATACTATCTTGATAGATTAGGATTGCCACATCAAGTTGTATTCCAAAACGACTTAGTTGTTGAAATTACACAACTTGGTCAAGACTTAGACTTTGATAACTTGTCAAGAGGCGAACGTAACAGACTTATATTAGGTTTGTCGTTTGCATTTAGAGATGTTTGGGAAAGTTTATATCAGAACATTAACTTGTTGTTTATAGACGAGTTAATTGATAGTGGTATGGATACAGCAGGTGTAGAAAGTTCATTAAGTGTGCTGAAGAAAATGGCACGTGAACGTGAAAAGAACATTTATTTAATTAGTCACAAAGACGAACTTGTAGGTCGAGTAAACACAATACTAAAAGTTGTTAAAGAGAACGGTTTTACAAGTTATGAAAATGATGTAGAAGTAGTGGAATGATAGACGACGATACACATGACAAGTTAACTAAGGCTTACATGGAGTACTTTAAATCTAACGAGGCTTACGAGTCTCGTAAATCACACAGAACTCATGCTAGTAGCAGACGCTGGTTAAGAGAAATTAGAAGTCTTGCAAAAACAAGAATGGAAGAGATACACGACACGTATCAAACCAAGAAACAGGCAGAAAAACAAGGCAAGTAATAAGTATCACTATGAAGTGGACTTATCAAGGCAAAGAGGTAGAAAACATACCGGACGAATACGAAGGTTTTGTTTATCTCATTACTAATACGACCACTGGGCAAAAATACATAGGCAAAAAACTAGCAAAATTTAAAACCACTAAGCCACCACTAAAAGGCAAGAAAAACAAAAGACGCGGCACTAAAGAAAGCGATTGGAAAACTTACTGGGGATCCAGTGATAGACTAAACGCAGATGTTGCAGAACTAGGCGAAGACAAGTTTACAAGAGAAATATTATACCTATGTAAAGGTAGGGGCGAAATGTCCTACATAGAGGCACGAGAGCAGTTTGATAGGCGAGTACTTGAAACAGATGACTACTATAATGGTATCATTAATGTTAGAGTAGGCGGATCGGACAAACTTAAACAGGCATTGCTAGAACAACACATACAGGCAAAACATTCCAACACATAAGGTTAGCGGGCCGGATTAGAAATACCGCTGTGGAAAAAGCTCTCGTATAGAAGCACACGTACATATTGATTGACACACCAGAGTGTGGAAGCCACCAAACAAATTGGGCTCACTAGTTGATATAGATTGCATGTTGGCAGTCGAAAAACACAACACAGTTCATAAAAACTCTTTAGCAATAGGAACGAAGCGAGAGGTAGTTGGAAACAACGATGTCGACGTAGGTTGGGAAAGGTCAGAGCCCATTGAACTAAGTGTATAAACAATTACCTACTTCCAAGTCTCGGCTGTGACGGACTCACATGAAGTGCCAAGATTAGATGGAACCATAAACAGGTTCCGTCTGACTGAAACAATCTACATGAAGCAATTACAATATTACTATCGTAATATTGCTTTAATTCATATCTATTACTTCTATCACGCATAATATTAAATACGAAGTAAACAGTTTGAGCGTTAGCGAAAACTTTATTCGCGTAGCGAATAATATAAATACACTTAATAAAACATTCTTAAAGAGGATAAATGAGATAATGCGTGTACAAGATATAATTGTGGAAAATAAGGATCTAGAAGAAGCACCTGTTGGGCTATTAAAACAAGTAGGACGTAAAATTGGTGCTAAAGCCGCTAGTGCAGTTGGCATGAAAGGCACAGCCGCTAAATTAAGTGGTGCCGCAGAAGTAGGTGACGAAGCAAGACAGTTAAAAGTAGCACTTCAGGGTTATGCAGGTAAAACTGGTATAAACATAAAACAAATGCAAGGTCCACAACTTGCGGCATTTTTAAAATCAAAAGGTTATCCAAATATGCACCTTCAAGGTGTACAAGGCATAATGACGCCTAAACAAATAGATCAAGCAATAATGACTGCGGCTCAAGATGCCGCAAAAGCAGACGGTGACGGTACAGCAGGAACTAGTCAAGCACCGGCACAACCTAGTGCGCCTGCCGCAGGAGCGGCTAAAGGAACTAATGTAGCAGGAAAACCTACTACAGCACAAGCACCACAAGTTGACAAAAACAAAGATGGCAAAGATGATGCTACAGGTGAGCCAATGGGTGCAAAAGTTATTCCAATGAAAAAGCCAGGAGCAGGTATTACTCCTGAAATGCAAAAACAACTAGATGCACTTACACCAACTGAGAAAAAAGTACTGGCTGGAGCAATATAATGAAACTACAAGAAGTAACAGGATTTAATTCACGTACAGCAACTATCCTTAACGAAGGATATCAAGATCTAACTGAACAACAAATACTTTATTTAGGCAAGTGGGAAAAAGAACTTTGGCCACTAGTTGAACAGTATACAAAATTAGCAGAACAAGAACTTACTAAGCAACAAGTATTAGACATCTTTAGCGGTGCTGAACAAGTTGCTATGGACAGCGGTGATAATAAAACAGTTGCAGGTAAAGTAGGTGCAGGTGCGGCGGCTGTTGCTAAACTACCTGTTGATATTGCTAAAAAGGTTGATGCTAAAGTTATGGAACTTGGAAAGTTAGCAAAGAATTCAGGACCAGTTAAAAATGCAGATCAAAAGTTTAACGACCTTAAAAAACAAATTACAGCAAACAACAGCGATAGTAAAATTGTACAAGGTATACAAAAGATAAGTGACTGGGCAAAAGAAAATCCAGGCAAAGCAAGTGTAGCAGTAGGTATCCTTACAGCAGTAGCGGCTTTCGCAGGCGGTCCAGCAGGCGGTGCGGCAGCAGGATTACTTCTACGTTCAACTAAAGGTCTGTTACAAGGCGAAGATTTATCAACCGCAGTTGGAAAGTCAGTTAAGACAGCCGCTTATGGTGCTATTGCAGGTTGGGCATTAAACGGTATTGGAGATTGGCTTGAAGGACTACGTTTTGACTCAATACCATATGAAAAAGCACCAGGACTTGTACAATTTGATGTAAACTTTACTGAAACATTTTCAGGACCAGGGTTTACAATGCAAGAAACAATCGGCAGTATGGTTATTCCAGAAAGTCAAGTAGGTGAATTTACTGAACTTTTGAATACAATGAAAACCGCGGCAGCAGGTGGAGCAACTAATGATCCTGCGGCAATTAATGCGTTTGCTGAATTAAAAAACTTTGCAG